AAGCAAAACTAAAAAAACAGTATGCTATAATAATAACATAATCAATGAGGGAGGTAAAAGCATGGCAGAAAAAAACATCTATTTTGTTAATGATGAAGTAGAACTAAAACAAGTGTTAGAGTTTATTTCTAAAACTGACTACGGTGTCAACATTGACAAAAGTCAAGAAGATGTTTACGCAGTCGTGACTTCTTATAGCCTACCTATTTAAGAGGATAGAAATGAAGAAAATTTTAGCTATTGACTTTAGTACAGCTAGTAAGAAAGACGAGGGAACAGGGTACGCTTTTAGAAAAGACGGTCGATTGTATGTCGGTTCTATTAAAGCATATAACGCAAAGAAAAACGCGTGGGAACGTACTTTTGACATTGTAAACGCAATTAAAGATATTATAGATGAGTTTGATTTAAAAGATTATCATCTAGCCATTGAAACTCCTATTATGGGTAGAAACAGAAAGCACAGCATTACATTGGCTAATTGTAACGGATATTTTATCGGTGCTATTGACGGTCTAGTAAATGGTTACACTTTCATTGATAACTCTAAGTGGTGTGCCTATCATCTTATTTCAGGCAAACGAGAACAACGCAAAAAAGAAAGTCTTGAGCTTTTAAAAGAAACAGGCTTAGTTGATTCTAATTGCAAAGATGACAACATCGCAGACGCTTACAACATCTTAACATATTGTGAAAGTTTGGGTTAGTTGTTCCTTTATAAAAACAATAATTAAAAATGGAGGTGGTAATATTAAGATATCACAAAACGGTTTGAACTTGATTAAAGAGTTCGAGGGTTGTCGGTTGACAGCTTACAAGCCAGTACCGTGGGAACAAATGTACACTATCGGTTGGGGTTATTATGGTGTCACGGCAGGTACAACTTGGACACAATCGCAAGCTGATAGTCAGCTAGAAATTGACATCAATACTAAGTATGCACCTATGGTTGACGCTTATGTGAAAGGCAAAGCAAATCAAAATGAGTTTGACGCATTGGTTTCGTTGGCTTATAACTGCGGTAATGTTTTTGTTGCTGACGGTTGGGCAGAGTTCTCACATGCTTATTGTGCTTCAATGATACCGAAGTATCGTAATGCAGGCGGTCAAGTGTTACAAGGCTTAGTACGACGCAGACAGGCAGAACTTGACTTATTTAATAAACCAGTTACTGGTAATTCAAACCAAAATAATCAAACAAAAGGAGAAATTAAAATGTACATTATTAAAGGACTAGACGGAGGCGGTAAAGTTAAGCATTGGTATGTTTCTGACGGTGTAAGTGTTCGTCATATTCGTACAACACGCATGTTGGAAAACTATCAAAACAAATGGGCTAAACTTAATTTGCCAGTTGATACAATGTATATTGCAGAAATCGAAAAAGAGTTTGGACTAAAGATTGATATGAACACAGGAGAAGTGAAGTAGGAGGAGTGAATGAGCTTATTTAATCTATCACGCAGAGCGGAAGATGTGAGCTTTTCAACTTTCACAGCCCAAGACCCTACAACTGATTTGTTGCTTGGTAAACTCTTGGGCTTAGTTTCCTATTTTGATAATGTTGATTATTCGGAAGCGTCCAAACTTGAAGACTTATTCTATTGGGCTTTACAAGGTCAAGAAGTATATCGTGTTTGGTATGGTGGTTTTCAGTATTACGCTCAAAGAGTAAACGCAGACCAGTTTAACATTTTAGTCAGAGAACCGAACCGCAGACAGGTCACTATTAGAACAAGCGATTATGAAATGTTGCTTAACCCTTTCTATGGTGCTAACACACAACGGTTTGGTGTAATGTTTGGAATGGCTAGTAATGGAATTGGTAGACGTCTTGATTCTCAAGCTCAAATCAAAATCTATTGGAAAACTAAAGTTTCTAGCGGTTTGAAAGAAGTTTGGGGCAGAATTCGTGAACGTCTAACACAACAGCAACAACTTGCAAGAGAGTTCAACGGTTTGTCCGTTATTGGTTCAGATGATGATATTAAACAGATTCAGCCAGATTATAGCGGTTCACTACAAAATGACGCAAACCTTGCAATAGAAATTGCTTTGAGTGAGTATGGAATGCCAAGAGAGTTACTTTATGGACAAAGTAATGAAGTTACTATCATCGCTTTCGCAATTCAAAAAGTGTTGCCATTACTAAAACAACACGATAAGAACATTGTTTTCAATCAAGAAAATTTTGTAGCTTATATATCAACAACAGCAAAAGGAGGAGCTATTGAAAGTAAAAGCAGTTCGAGGGATAGCGAACCCCTTGGGAACGATTGATTCACACGGTACTGTTATTGAGTCCATTGCCAACGCAGGCGACGGAGTAGATATCTTAAACCGTCATAGAGAAAAAATCGGTTCAGGGTTCGTACATCTTGAGGGGGACAATGTAATCTTGACAGGTTACGTTGACGAAGAACAATACACGGCTGAAAAGATTGAGGAAACAGGGCTTTCAGTTGGTTTTAATGCTAACGGTGTAAAAGCTCGTGAAATTGACGGAGTAGGTTATTACAAAGATGTTACAATTACGGAGGTGTCACTAACTCCGTTACCTAGCAACAAAGGTGCTAAAGTGACAAAAGTAAGAGAAGAAGAAAAAGGAGAACAAGAACAAATGGGTGCAAACGAAACACAAGAAATCATGAAGCAAGCAATTGATGCAGGTGTAAAAGTTCGAGAACTTGAAGCTAAAGTAGAAGAACTTAACAAAGAACGCGAAGAACTTAAAAAAGAACGTGAAGCGTCTATCCCTAGCGAAAAACCTCAAGACGCAGAGCGTAAATTTATGCGCGAACTTGGTAGCAAAATGGCAGAAATGCCTGAACAAGGTTTCTTACGTGAGTTCGCTAACGCTTCAGCTTTGAACGTTGTTAACTCTCTTGGGTCTATCACTTCAAAATATGCTCGTAAGTCTGGTATCTATGACGGTGCAATGAAAGCACGTTTCCAAGGTTTGACACTTGCAGAAGACGGTGTAGATGATACATTTATCGCGGGTACATTTAAAGCTGGTACAGATAAAAATAAAGCTCAAACAGCTTCAAAACGTTCACTACGTCCGCAAATGGCTGAAGCATACTTGCAAATGGATAAAGCAACTGTACGCGGTGTAAATGATTCAGGTGCATTATCTGAATATGTAATGTCAGACATGGTAAACCGTGTTATTCAAAAAGTGGAACACAATATGATTCTTGGTTCTGCTGACGGTTCTAATGGTTTCTATGGTTTGAAAACTGCCACGGACGGTTGGACAAAACAAATTGAATACACAGACTTGTTTGAGGGTATTACTGACGCAGTCGCTGAATGCTCAATTTCTGACGCGATCACAATTGTCATGAGTCCACAAACTTTTGCAGAGTTACGTAAGCTAAAAGGTTCAGACGGTCATGCACGTTTCAATGAGTTGGCAACAAAGGAACAAATCGCTCACTCATTCGGTGCTGTTAATCTTGAAACTCGTGTCTGGATGCCTAAAGATGAAGTAGCGGTATACAATCACGATGAGTACGTTCTTATTGGAGATTTGAACATGGAAAATTACAGCGACTTTGACCTCCGTTATAACGTTGACCAGTGGCTTTCTGAAACTCTTGTGGGTGGTTCTATTCGTGGTAAAAACCGTTCAGCATACCTAAAAAAAAAGGGTAGTTTAGGTGTCTAAATAAGAAAGGTTGGTAAATAATGGGTGAATTTAAAATCACAGACCGTTACCAACAAATCATTGAAACGACTGTGGAGGGAATGAGTGCCGAGCTTTTCCCTTTACTTGGTCGTGTTCATGTAGTTGACGCAAATGTTTTGCAGTCTTTCAAGGTTGAAAACCATGAAGCAAAAGACTTTAAAACAAAAGTGTTAAACGTTGGTAAATTTGATTACATTGACTTCTCACACGGCGCTGACTTGACAGAGGGCGCTATTAGTGAAGCAGTTCGATTAATCACTTATAACATTTATAAGCAAGTAGAAAAAGAACTATTTGACTTAGCTAAAGCTGTTACTGGGGAATACGTGCAAGGCGCTAATGATATCATGTTTGTTAAAGATAATGACTTCGTACAGTTGAGTATTCCTGTATTCGAAACAGACCACTTTGACGTGAGAGATACGTTTGATAAAATCGTTATCAACCCCGACACAGCTGTTTTAATCGGTTCTCTAGTTCCTGAATTTGTTATTACTAAACAAGCAAATACTAACAAAGTCCGTGTTTATGGTACTTTGACGGTAGAGGGTGGCTTTTTCGGTACTGGAGTAGTTAAGAAAATAGGAGGATAAAAATAAATGGCATATACATCAAAAAATGAATTAACCCACGGTCTAGGGTATGGGGTAGTGTTCACAGACCTTACAGGGTCAAAAACAGGTATCCCTATAGCAGGCTTGCGTGGTATTGAAGCGGAGAGCAAACAAGAAAACAAAAACTTTTATGCAGGTTTTAACGCTCCTTATCGTACAATCGCAGGTGCTAAAGATACACAAATTAAGGTTAAGTCTTATGACTTGCCTGACGACTTTGCGACTCACGCTTTAGGTTTTGGAAGTGTTCAAGGGTTCTTGACTGATGACGTAGAAAATTATAAGCCTTATGGGTTTGCTTATGCTGAACACTATCGTGACGACGACGGAACAGGATATAAAGCAACATTCTATCCAAGTGTTCAGGCTACAACACCAAGTGATACAGCCGAAGCGGACGAAGAAAGTCCAACTGGTAAAGAATACGAACACACGGCAACTGTCACGACTGGAGATTTCACACTAGGGGGCAAAAAACGCTTGTTCGTTAAGTTTAAAGTATCTGACAAAGACCTAGCAACTGGCACAAGCGGTCCCGCCTTGGCTTTCAAAAAGTTGTTTAACGAACTTAAACCGCTCACAGCTACTGACATCAAGGCGTAATTTTTAAGAGTGGAGGGCTTGGAAGTAATAGTTCCCACTCTTTTATTTTAATTTATAAGGAGGTACACAGATGAAGAAAGAAGATTTTAAATTTGATTTTAAAGCATTAGAACGTATGGAAGATAATGGCATTTACTTCGGAGATTTGAACGAACGAGATTATCACAGTTTGGCATTGTTCTTTTGGGCTTGCGCTCCGAAATATACACTAGATGAAATTCTAGGGGCTTTAATTGGTGGACTTTTACCTGTTACAGTTGCCGAACTTATGGAACAACTGGTAGACGAAACAAAAAAAGCGATAGCACTAACAACGAAGAAATAGGGGAAACCGCAAGAATTACAACACTTGCAATTGTTAGTGCGATGACAGCTTTTAGAGTTCCCTATGAAGTATATAGCCATAGACCTTTAGGGTGGACACTAAAACTAATTTCAACGTTGACACCTAAAGAGAAGAAGAAAACAACCGCAGAAGAACTGAACAAGTCGGAGCATGTGGAGGTAAAATTATGGCAACCACCAACAAAGTCACAGGACTAGAAAAGTTTACAGAGAAACAGCTTAAGCAAGTTTGGTTAGAAATGGCTGCCGCTTTTAATTCTAATCAGAACACGGTAAAGCGTAGTTATAAAAGTTCATTGGGTGGAGATTTCTCACGTTACCCTGTTAAGTTTGATACTAAGAAAATTAAAAAGCAAGTAACACGTTCGTACGGTTCACTAAAAAGTGGAAACATTGGTATTATTAACGGTTTTAAAGCTAAAGACGAAAGCTGGAGAATGCTCAATGTCTTGCTTCACGACCGCAACTTACACCAACGTTATGGGCAAACGCTAGTAAAAGCTACTCATGAAATGGACGATAAAACAAAAACTATTAAGCGTAAGTTAAGGAGTATAACAAACAATGGCTAAAGAAAAATATGTCATTCAGGCAGAACTTGACACTAAAGGCGTTCTAAGTAGTGCTAGGGAAGCACAAAGAGAAATTAATAACATTGGTCGCCTAGCTAAAGAAACGAACAAGAACGCTCAAATAACAGGTTCTGTGACTATGAAAGACAAGGGTATTAAAGAAACTCAAAGAGCTTTAAACATTGCAAAACAGAACGTAGATAATTTAACAAAGGCACTTGCGAACGCTAAGATGTCAGGTGCAACACAAAAACAAGTGCAAGCATTAGAAAGTCAGCTAGTAAAAGCACAAACACAAGCGACTAGATTAAGCACAGAACTTTCAAAGATTGGTTCGAGCAAGAAGTTCAGCTTTTCAGGTACGTTTGATAGTGTCAAAAGTTATGGTTCTAACATGCTTTCAACTTTCTCAAAAATTGGGAACGTAGTGAGCGGAGTTAATGCAGGTATTGGGCTTGTTACTGGTGCGGTTTCGCAAGCTACTGATTTAGTTGGTGGTTTTGCTAACAACTTGATGAATACTTATGACCGTCAAATTCAAGCACAAAAGAGCTTGTCAGCAACTTTGTCAGATGGTGCAGAGGGTTACAAAAAATTCAATTCATATATTGATTCAGGTAGTGAACTTCTAAAATCACAACGTAATGACCTAAACGAGCTAGGGTCTACCATTTCAGGTTATACTAGTCTAACAGGCGACCAAGCATTTAAAATTGTTAACTCAATCAATGCTGTGGGGGATAGCTTAGGTCTGACAATGGACACACAGAAGCAATTCTCTTATGGTTTGGCTCAAGCGTTGGGGTCTGGTACGTTACACGCTCAAGATTTTAACCAAATAATGCAGTCAGCACTTGGTGCACAGTTCCGTGACATGCTTATTCAAGCATATAATGAAATTAACCATACTAGTATAGGAATGGGAGAGTTCAAGCGAGCCATGGAAAACGGTGCAATCGGTACAGATGTAATGAACCATGCTTTAGAACTGTTCCAACAAAAGGGGAATGAATTAGTTGCTTCAGGACCTAGCACTTGGGGACAAATTAGAGAAATGATTTCTAACGGCTTCAATACAAGTGCTTTGGACGGTTTCCGTAAAGGTTTAGGCGATACAGGCATTGACATGGGTAACTTAGGAAACAACGCCACAACAATGGCAAGCACTATCGGAAGCCAGTTGGGTGGAATGGCAGGTAAAGCAGTTGGGGCATTAACGCAAATTATTGACAAAAACCATGACGGTAAAGTGTCACAAGATGAAATGAAAGCCGCAGTTAATGACGCTAAAAAGGCAGTTGATAACTTCTTCAATAAAATCAATTATACTTCTATCGGCAGTTTCTTAGGTAAAGTTGGTTCAGCTATTAGTTCATTAAAAGATTTGTATGATTGGGCTAATAACGCTTATAGTGCTGTTCAAAATGCATTGAACCTTTCGCGAAATGTTGGGGGTAATACTGGTTTACTTGGTAAAGTATTAGGGTTCAGAAGTAACAGTACATGGGGCGACGCTTTTAGTGATTTTCATTGGTTAAGAAGTAATATTGACCCACTTGGAATTAAAGAACCTACTTCACTAGGTCAAAAAATTCTAGGTTCAAGAAGTGGACAGTTACCACTTGACTTACAATTTTTCGCAGGTGGTAGGGAAGCAATCAGCAAAGCTGTTAATGCGGTCCGACCTTATGCACAAGCGACAAAAGGAAAAACAGCAACATCTAGCATTGGAACACAAGATAATTCGCAACAAGACATCAAAATTTACGTACAATCTAGTGCGGACGGTCGTAGAATTGCGAAAGAAATTTATAACAAACTAGAAAGAAATGGGGTAAAACTAAATAAGCGTTGATTTATACTAAAAGTAAGCTATACAATAACCCTAAGTGGATAAAAAAGGCACGTGAAGAAAAGAACAGGGTAGGACATTGTGAGAAGTGTTGGAGTACAGAACACTTAATTTGTCATCACGTTATTCCCTTACAATGGCAAAACGACATGTTAGAGGTCAACGACTTTGACAAAGAAGTAATAAACGTACCAACCGAAGTTCTTTGCCATAAATGTCACCAAGGAATGGAACGAAGTGGCGACTTGATAGACTATGCTAGAATAATAGCGGAGGGTTTAATATAAGGAGATATAAAAATGAGTTTAATTCAAGACTGGATAGGACAAGAGAAAGATAATGGCGAAATGATTAAGCTACTAAAGAAAAAAGCGGCTAAAATCGAACATGAAATAGACTACAAAAAGGCAGATAAAATCTTTAACTTTATTGAGGAGTTTATGACTTTGCCTAACAACGAACGTTTTAAAATCATACCATATCATAAGGCGGTGCTTACTTTGATGTATTGCACACCTTATCAAATTGATGAGGTTGTTGTAATTGTAGGACGCTCAAACGCTAAATCTATTCTTGATGTCATGATAGCTTTGATTGAACTCTTTTTGTTTCCTAAACCTAATAGCGTTATTGCTTTAATGGCTACCAAAAAAGACCAAGCTGAAAAAATTCTGATGAAGCATTTCAGAGCTATGGGAAACTGTCAAGGTACCGTCATTAATAAGTTTAAAAATCAGTTTAAACTAAACAAGGAACAAATACTTGTAAAAGATAACTCAATTCTAAAAAGCAAAGGCACAGAGATTTCTATCTATGCTAGTAACGAAGACACGCTAGACGGTGGACGTGAACAACTTGTTATCATAGATGAATTTGGTGCATTTAAAAAGAACCCTCTTATCACTATTAGACAGGGGCTAAGAAAAAATAAGGGTACGCTTTTTATTTCAACAACAAACAACGTTATTCGTGGCGGTGCTTACGATGACGAGCTTGAAAGTTGGAAAGAATGGGTAAAAGATGACGATTTCAGTCATTGGGTATTCTATTATGCTTTAGATGATTATGACGAAGTAAAAGACAGTTCTAAATACATTAAAGCTAACCCAGCTTTAGGCTACACTTTAAGTCTTGAGGATATTCAAAAGGACTTTATAGGGGCAATTGGTAACCCTGTAAAAATGGCTAAAATTATTACTAAACGTTTCAATTTGTCAATGACTGACAGCACCACTATTTTTACAAAACAAATTGTAGATAAGTGTCTAGTACCGCCATTAGACTTTGAGGGTCGTTTAGTTGCTATCGGTTCAGACTTTTCAGTACGTGGCGATGTTTGGGGTACTGTAATAGGTTACAGAGAAAACGGACACTATTATTTCAAGGCTATCCCTGTCATGCCAGAGAGTGCAGAAGACAAGTTTAAACACTTAGGGGAAACAATAACACACGAGGGTGTAAATAACATGTCTGACGAAGCATGGGACGCTTTTATGAGTGCTATGAACGGTAGTGTTCCAATTGCGTTGAATTATGACCCTAACTATGCTAAGAATTTCATTGATAAATTTGAGCAAACTTATGACATTGAATTTTATAACAAAGTAATGCAGAACAGTTTTAAGCTATCTAATATCCTAGAAGCCACACAGAAGCTAATGGAGGACGGTAAAATTCATTTTGATAGTAAGTTGCTAGCGGTACATTTAATGAACGCAGAAACAAAAATAAACGATTTTGGGCTTATGCGTATTATTAAAAAGGGCTATACAGATAAGATTGATTTGGCTGACGCTTTAATTAACTTGATGTGGTGGTTCTTAGAAAGCGAAGAAAGTGAGGATTATTTCATTTAATGGCTATGACAAAAGAAGAAAACAAAAAAATGCTAGAAGCGTTAAAGACCCTAGCTTTTGGAGGAAAAGAAACAAAGACAGTTATGCATTACAAAAACAACCCTAATGGACGAAAGACAGAAATAGGGCGAACAGTTACAGAAGTCAATAAACTACCAGACCGTTCGGCATTGTTGAAATTAATGGAGATTGAGGGTGTTTATATTGACGCAAATGTAAAACTTAAACAACAAAAAGTGGACGAAGTAAGCACAGAAAAAGAGCTAGTAGACCTAGTGGAGGGCTTGGCAATTGAATAAAGCATATACTTGGAACGAAAAAACAGGGCTAGACTTTTGCAAGGAGTTACCACAATGGAACTTGTTGACACGTTCAAACCTTAGATTTTTAACAGGGGACACATCAGAGGACCCAGATAAGTTTGACCCTAGTCATTACTTTAAGCTGAACGCTTTAAGCGAAGTAGATAGAACTAGTCAATTCCCTAACGCTTGGCACAGACCTTATAGCTTAGGAATTAGACTTTACAACTCTAAAAATGCTAGCGGAAAATGGGGGTGGACTTATTTAACACATTGGGAAAAATTACCAATTAAACCAAACCTCACACAAGGCAAAAAAATAGGCGTGTCAATTCGTTTAACTAACTTTGGTAGAAAACCTTTAGACTTTAATTTAAAACTCTTATATGGCAATTCTGAAGCTCCTGTGGGTACTTATACAGTTGAACCATGGCAATATATTTTTGTTAGTGAATTAGTTACGCTACAAAATACCGAAACGGTTGAAAAGTTAGGTCTGACTGTTGAACTGGACAACACAGGACAAGAGGAACAAATCGGCTTGTTTTTCCCTAAGATTGAAATGGACAAGGTAACACCATACGTTACAACAGAAGAAGAATATAACTATTTTAAGAGCCAAGACATGGCAGATTCACGACCTGTTTACACAGGGTATTCTGATTCAGATAGTAACGATTTTAGAGATTACGTTTGGGGTGGACAACTGAACGATGAAAATTATGAACTGTTCGGAGGAGATACAAAACAGAATGCCGTATGGTGCTATTCTAATCCTCTTAAGCAACGTGTATTAATTGGAATTGATTCTGATATATACACTAACGCAAGTGGTAGAACAGTTAATTTTCACGTTTTAAACGGTTCTAAGAGCGTGTTTGACATGACAGGGAACACTTTATATCCTGAACAATTTCAAGACGACAGACAAGCGTTTGACGGCGTTGGGAACGATTGGGCAACCATACAAGAACCATTGTACGTAGTGGACCAAAACACAGCGATTGACCCAGTAGCAGGAGAAATGGCGAACGTATGTATAGAGGGTTACCACTATAAACAAGCAAGCCAAGGTTATAGAGTTGATGAAATACCACGTTCAGCAATTTTAAACGTTGGTTACTCTTTAGGTTCTTATTACGTGAATGAAGATTCAAGCAAAGAAGTTAATGTCATGCGTTCAAGGGTTGGTATAACACCACCGCAAGTATTTGGAGAGCCAAAATATAGCGGTATGAATGACTGGATGACTACATACGGACTACCAAACGGACTAATCATGCGACCTTGGAGGGTTAGAATGGTAGATACAGAAACGAACTTGACTAAAATCAAGGGTATTTCAATCGGTTGGAATGTTTCTCTGTTCCAAAAATACCTAGCAACAGACCACATGAGTGAGGACTGGTTCAGAGGTTATAACAACAAGCGTACTAAGGCAATACCAGACCGTGTTCTATTCATCAATGACAAACAAAAAAGAGCGTGGCTTTATAAGTACAACCCTACCAAATCAGCATGGGAACGTTCGGTAGAATACACCATACCAGCTTCAGACACGGCACTATTAAAGGCTTGGACCATTGTACCAAAAGACGGTGCTATGAATGGGCATATAGTTTTCACAGACAAAACTAACGCTGAAATGCTTCAAAACATTCGACCTAACTGGTTAGATTATGACGAGTTCACTCCTAAGGTGCAGTACGATGAAGTCAAGTATAACCCTCAAATGTTCACGAACTTGTACAATACACGTTACCAATGGTGGGGAATTAAAGCTGAAAACCCGCAAAATCAGTCTTATGGTCCTTGTGTTCCTTATGAAATGAACTTTATGACAGGACTATGCAAATTAGAAAGGATATACGAGTAAATGTTTTCATGGTTAAATTTTGAAGAGTTGCTAATTCATAACCCTATTGAGCTTATTAACCCTAGCAAAGACACGATAAGCGTGGCAATGAGTAAAAAGCAATATATTGAGTTTTTTAGTAACAAATACACTTATAACGGTGTATATTATGACGAAGAAATGGACTTCTGTCTGTTTTATTATGCTGACCCTTTGCAGAGTGTCAAAGACGGAGATGTTTACGCTCAAGGGTATATTGATGTAGAAATGAAGATATACCGTGTAAAATGGTTGTGTAACGTTTCTATCAGTAGTCCAAGTGGTTTATTACAAACTACTGACGGAACGCAAGGAGTGCCACAAGAGGGCGGAAAATATACTCACACAGCATGGTCTTATAGTGCTGATGGTAAGGATAGATTCTCAACTATTTATCCTAGATATAATCTTCTAGAGGGAAGCAAAAAATACACTAAAGAACACCCTTACGTACTTTCATCTGCGCATGCTGACGGAAATGCTTGGTTAAAAGATGTTCACGTAAAAAATTTAAAAGCAGGGACATATACTTTAAGTGCTAAATCTGACGCTCCTTGGATAGGACATAATCATTGGCCAAGCAATGAAAGAATAGGTAAAGTTGGGTTATGGTTGATATCAACTCAAACTTGGGAATGGATAAACTTGGACACAGTTCCTCAAACAATCGAAGTTCATAAAGACGGAGATTACTTTATTAGGGTTAATACATATTCGAATGGAAGGGATATAGAAACTCATAGTTTTTGGGACTTTAAACTAGAACAAGGTTCTCTTGCCACTCCGTATATGCCAAGTGAAAGCGAAGCAACAAAATCAGACCGTCCTAGTTACATTGGTCAATACACAGATTACACGCTAGAGGATAGCACAAACCCTAGTTCTTATACTTGGAGAGAGTTACGAGAGGACAAATGGAACGTTACAAAGACTGAAATGGTAGTAAATAGCAAATCTAAGACAATTACAACTGTTTTAAATGGTATTTTAAGTAAATATACAAAAGACAAAGATATCACAGGTTGGCGAAATTTACCACCTAATGAAAATTATAATTATAGACAACCGCAGTATTCTTTAGACATCGGTGCAGATGACTTTATTATCAGCGGTTTCGGTTTGAGAGGTTTGAAAAATGGATAGTTATTTGAATGGAAGAAAAGTAGATGTATTAAACCCTTTAGACCTAATAGGAGTAGGTCGCCATAAGTTAGAAATACAAGTAGACAAGAAGAATTATTGGAACATGTTCAAAGAGCAGATAATCATTCCAACACCACCGAACAACGGTGTAAATAACTTGTTTAGGGGTGGAGAAATTTTACCTAGTGAGGTGTATAACGATAACTGGTATAAAACTTTTGCTTTTTATGCTTTTAGAGGTCAAAGTACAATCGAACGTAAAAACGATTTATACCCTCAAATGACTTACTTTAAGTTTGCAAATGCCACAGGAACGGCTGACATTGCTTCAAATCAGTTTGAAAAAGAAGTAGAATTAAAACCAAACACTAGATACACTTGGCAATTCAACGCTAGAAAAATAAAAGGCGATATGCTTACTTTTTTTGGTACTGGTGGTAGTGTCTTAGTTGATAACACTAAAAATGTTACAGTAGACGGACAAACAGGTTTAAGACTTGGTGCAGACTTGTTTTATAACTGGAGTGATAAAGCAGTCACAGACGGTTGGGAATTGCATTATATTTCTTTCACTACTGCTTCAACACTTCCAAAACCTAAAACATTTCGCTTTAGAATGAACGCTAATAGTGAATGGCATGTAAAGAATATCCAAATCACAGAGGGCGAAGGACCTAAACCGTTCCAATTGTCAGAAGCAGACAGATACAAATATACACAGTATCAAACGGATAAAGGGCACAGAGAGGTATATCCTAATTTTGGCTTTTATTACAGCGAAGAATTTGACTTTTGTTGTGCTTATAAAGTCAATATCCATTCAGGTTTTGAAACCGTTGATTTTAACCCTGTTGAACAGAGTTATACAATTAGATGTGAGGTTGAAAACTTTGCTCAAATATTAAACCCAGTTAAAGAATATTATATTAAAGTACCAAGCAGTTGTACTTTTGATAATAGTATATTAATGAACCATACAACAGAAAGAGGAGGTAATTACTTATTAGAATGTAAAGCTAAAGGTCTGCACTTACAAGTATTTGAACAACCTGACGGAGATTATAGTAGAAGTCAGAATAGAAAAGTATATTCCAACATGTACGATAATCTAAGTACAAAAACATGGAACGTTTATGGTGGTTACGTATACACAGGAGAACTACAAACATACCAATTAGAAAACTAATAATAAAGGAGAAAGAAAGATAATGATTGAAACATTAAAAGCGATTGGCTTAGTTGTATTTATGCAGTTACTTAGTTTAGCACTAGAGTTCATTGATACTGGTACATTAAATCCTAGTGTTAGAAAAAGAATAGCAGTAGAATTAATTGTATTGTCTGTGTATGTAGCAGGTATGACAGTGTTTAAAGGTATGATTAGTGATGAAGTATTAACACTCATTGGAACTGTATACTTAACAGTAGTAGTTAGTCATCTGTATAAGTTCTTAACTAATAAGAAAGAAGAAATAGAGGGAGGAGATAAAGAAGAATAGTATAGTAGTAGTAGTATAGTAGTAGTGTATATAGTATGATAG